TTATGTTTATGTTATCAATCAGCATCTATTCCTTGGTATAAAATTCTGTCTCTAATGGCGGCTTTTTCAATTTTATCACTTTCCTTCAGGAAAATTTGAGCGGCTGTAATATTGCCCGATTCTGCCAGCTCTCGTTGTTTGTTCATAATCATAAAAGTAGCTTTGAGTTTTCCTGCCTCATAAGCCATTCGAACTTCCGACTCTTTATTGTACCAAATTGCCAAAAATGCTTTTTTGTCCATATCTAATTGCATGGCAACTTTCTCTGGAGAATAGTTGCATGCTGCCAAATCCATCACTTGCGTGATTTCCTCATCGCTAAATTTTAGTTCGATTAGATTCATACTTCCAAATGATTAAACAAATTATTCCTAACAATAGACACAGAAAAGCCCAACCAACATACATTTCAATGGATTCAATCTTAACAAAATCCGTTTGAATGCCCATGAAAATAAACTGAGCAAAATTCAAAATCCCGAGCAGTAAAAAACAAGTTGCTTTTTTCATTTAGTTATTTTTAGGAATGATGATTTCAGAATAGTCATTACTAATAGATTGTATATGCTGAATATGTTCATAAAATTTGCCTTTTTGAAACAATTCTAAAACCCAAATAACTTCTTGAAAGTTTATGATTTCTGTTTGAGTATATAAACACTTAATCTTACTATGAGAGACATCTATCTTTCTCTTGGCAAAATAAATATTTAAATTTTTTAAATCTAAATCTGTCATATCAATACCTTTTTAAGTGATTATTCTCAAACAATTGCTTTCTGAAGTCAAAAAGACCTTTGCAGTTAGCAAATAAATATTGCTCAAAATGAGCATTCTCACTCCAGTTCCCTGAACCTTCAATCACGAAATGAAAATCGTGTGTTTGCAACAAACAAACCTTTGCGTGTGTCCAAGCATAAAAAACTTGAATGTTTGGACGAGTACTGCACATTCCTTTTAAATTTTCAATCGTGAGCGGATTGCGTTTGATCATACTATCTGAAATCAATAGTGTTATTTTTTCCACCATTCCTTTATCATGAAGCTCCACTAAAGCCTGAATCACTTTATTGCTGATGGAATAAGTAGAAGCAAACAATTCCTTTATCGGATAATGCTTGGAAACAAATGGAATGAACGTAAACGCATTAAAGGCATTGTCCGACTGAAGGAAGAGAAACTCATCAAGAGTGGGCACTCTCATCAAATCATTTTCGAGGTTGGTCACTTTTTGAAAATGCTTGGCAACGTAGTTTGACTTCCATTGCGATGAGATAGGCTCTTCCTTCAGTTCTTGAACAATATTTTTTGGATTGAAAAATTTATTGACCGACACCTAATTTTTCATTTACCAGTTTTAACTTGTATTCACGCTCATCAATAGCCGTTTGAATTTTGGCAATTTTATCGGCCTCTTTTGCTTTGCCTAACTCAGCTTTTTTTCTTGAGAAAAAAGTGGCTGAAGAAGAAATGAATTTCACTAACTCTTCCTTATTCATTTCCTCTACTTCCCGTTTCAAAACGTGTTGTTTGAATAATTCATGTTTGCCTAAAATCTCTCCGGTGCTTCCGTAGTGATTCAATTCATTCCACAAAGCTTGATTTTCAGAATAGGCTTTTTCTGTTTCCTGAACCAATTGTGCTTTTTCTTCTTCCGTTGCTTGTGGTTCTGCCGAGTCTACTTGCTGAAGCTTTTCATGCAGTTCCTGGTAACGTTTGAAAGCAGCAATTCTTTTTCCTACTACCACATACATTACTTCCGGACAATTAGCATCGTTTAAAAACGGAAACTCTTCACGCAAGGTTTTTTCTTCAAACGTCTTTTCGTGTTCAAAAACAAGCAATTCTCCTTTTTCGTCCAACTCTCCAATTTCTGGAGTAAACTCTCCAACTTTGGGAGTAGCTTCAACTTGATCAAACTCTACATCAATCAACTCTGGAGACGATTTCCCTTTCATTCCAGAAACTTTTTCTTCAGCTATTTCCAAATCAGTTATACCATTCAATTGCTGTAAATCATAAAGTAATGATTGAAGAAACTCATCTGTAAACCCAACTCGGTTTAACTTCGTTTCTAATCCAATGTTTTTACCAGGCGTTTTTTTATACAATTCAAATGCTTTATTGAATTGCTCATATTTGTCCGCATATATAGCAGTCAAAAAGTCTAATACTATAAATTTAAATGATTTCATAAGCGTTGTTTTAGTTTTATATTTAAAGTTCAAATATTGTAATTACATTTTTCAAAAGTTGTAACATGAGCCATACACAAATAAAAAACCCCGACTAATCGGGGTTTTATCTTTATGATAGAACAATTAAGCTCTGGAAAGTTCTACTAAATATTTAGTAGCACCAGCAAGAAACACTTGGAAGTGTATAGTTGCTCCCGCTAAAGCTGTCCAAGCTGTTCCGTTTTTCAACAAAACAGTTACAGCTCCTGCAGCTCCGTTCGCAATGGTTGCCGGAGCATCTCCGCCACTACCAATCATCGCTACATATTCACCATGTGGCAAATCTATTGTAGCAACATCTAAGGCAGCAGTAACGTCTAATGCCGGAACTTGGTATTGAATACCATTTGCTACAGTTAAATCCACCGCTTCAACATCAGCAATTGCAAAAGGCACAGAGAAAGGAATATCTCCCTCATAATGCTTAGGCACAAAACCTGATTTTGCAAAAGGCTCAAACGATAGGTTGTAAAAACGTCCATCGTTATTGTCTTGTTTCGTAGCTTTCAACTGTAATGGTGAACAAGGAGTTCCCATTACTTCCCAGAAATTATCTCCACATGCTTTATGGAAAATAACAATGTCTTTTCCAGTCCAGTTTTGTACAAATTCTTTCAATGGTAATCCGTTACCCGGATGTTGAGCCACAAACTTAGACGCGAAGTTCATCATATCTTCGTCACCATCTGTTTCCATAGACGCTTCTGTTTTACTCTTAGTAGAGTAAATTGTGATAAACTTACCTCCTACTTTCAACGTAGGAACTCCGATTATCTTCACGCCATTTCCATCACTTTCAGGAAAGTTTAAGTCCTGAGCTTCCACAAGAACAATTGTGTTCTTTGGAGCAGCCGACCCGGGACTAATCCCGGCGGCTTTTGTTAAATTTACTTTTGTGTACATTATCTTATACTATTAAAGCTTACTAATTAAGCAATTACACGTTTAGTTTCTCTCCATAATCCGTCAACCAATGTTAACTCAACATAGTCACCCGCAACAGCCAAGGCAGCAGAACTAACCATACTGATATTTCCGGTTGTAGAGAATGTCAAATCAGAATCAGCAGTAGCATTACCATAAATGGTAATTGTTTTGCCTTCTACCCCGTTGATTACACCTGTAACAGCTAAATCACCAGTTCCTCCATAACGATACACAGAACCTAAGTTTGCGTCGATGGTAGCCGTTGTTACGCTTACTTCCGGAGTAACCGCAGTTTCTGGAGCTGCTGTTCTTGATAATTCAAAAGGAACACCAGACAATGGAACGAACAACGTTAAAGTTCCACCTGATTTTAAATCGAAATTAGCGTTACCCGTTAATTTGATTTTAGCATTGTTGTGCACTATGTTAGTAGTAGCCGCTAAACCGGTATCACCTTTAATTTTGATTACTTGACCAGCGTAGTCCGCATAGTTTGAAATGTCGGTTACGTGTGAAGTTCTGCTTTTAGCAGCATACACATTATTGAAAGCAAGTTTCAATAAACCTGAACCGTTTTCGTGGAAAGGAATAAAAGTAGTAGCAGGGAAAACCGGAGCTGTATTACTCCAAACTGTTTGTACTTTAAATTCATCCGGATCACCCTCTTCAACTGTGTTTCCAATATGGATGAAACGAATACCCATTTTGTAGTCAGCCCAGATGTACATTTTTCTAAGTAAGTACTCAAATTTGTACATTGATTTTTCAGCCGGTACGTTTTCAAGGATTTCGATGTTATCATCAAAAGTCAAGAACATAAAGTCAGAACCACCCATGTCGATTAAACGTTGGAACTTCACGTTCGGATAATCTTTTGGCGTTTCAGGATAACCATTGTAATCCATATTTGTTCCAAACAAAGTTTCTGATCTACGTTTGTATGCTCTTAACCACTCATCAGATAAGTAAAGCACCAAACCTTGTTGCTCTCTTACGTCTTGTGGCAATTGCTTGATGAAATTATCTACATAATCTACAATGTTTGTAGTAGTAGGTAATCCTAAATCAAACGGACGGTATTTTTTAGTTACATCACGAGCTTGTTGAGCTAAGTACAATAAACCGTTTTGACGATTTAAAGCTCTTCCTGCTTCAGTAGCATTTTCCGGAGTTTCCACATAAATACCTTTGATGGTAGCCACACGGTCTTCGATTCTTGCTTTTTTGTCGATTTCTGAAACTAAGAAACGAACGAATGATTCTTTATAAGGTTGAGAACCTTCTTTGTTCATCATGTTCAACCAGCTAGCTTCCATTTTTTGAAGTCTGAATCCAATGAATTCAGCATCAATTTGGATAGGAAATATTTTTCCTTCTTCTGCTTGAATCGTTTGTTTGTTTTTTGGTAACCAAGGAAGTTTTCTGGCTTGAGAAATTTCCGCAGTAGCGATATTGGCATCAGCCACTAAATCATCTACTTTAGTTCTCGTTGGCCAAAAATCAGGTAAACCAAATTTATCACGAGTTAACGATTTTAATTCAGTTGGGTTTTCACGATAATATAATTTCATATCATCATTTAACTTCTGAATCGTTGGTTGGTCCGTAAAGTCAGTAGCTCCAACACTCACGTTTCCGGAGGCTATAGCAGCCGCTTTTTTGTTCCAAGGTCTATCCAATGCATCATAACCTTTGCCGGATGCAAATAAATGGGTTGCGTTGTGTTTCACTTTTGGAGAGGCATTTTTAATTATAGCTTCAGGACTATCTCCCAATGACTCATCCATTAACTTCAAAAACTTAGCATCATAGTCGGCCATTTTTTGCCCTAATGCTTTCACTTTTGCAGCTAAATCAGGATCACCATCACGAGTGCCGGCGGCTGTTTTAATTTCTTCTGCTGTTAACCCTGATTCTTTCACAAGGGCATCGATTTCATCTTGAATCGCTTTTAGCGTCAAGGAGTTGTCTTCCATGGCCTGAAGCTCTTTGTTCAAAGCTTTTTTCATGTCAGCCAATTGTTCTTCGTTAAAGGCGGTTTTCAGTTTTTCTTCCTGAGCCGCACTAAAATCAATTTCTTTCTTTTCCGCATTTACGGGCATCTCATTGACGTCTAAAAAAGAAAGTAGAAAAGCGACCGTTTTGGCCATAAATTTCCATTTCATAGTAGTAAATAGATTAAGTTAAACATTTTTATAGTGATTCATTTCACTCAACATAAGGGCCATGTTCATGGCATCTTTTAGATTCCCCATTCCGTCAACCAAATTCACTCCGATAGCTTTATCTGTGAAAAAGGTTTTTCCGGTCAATAGTCCGGGTTCTTTCAAATCTAATTTTGGACGAGCTGCTTTCACAGCATTTTGAAAATTAACAGCCATTGGCGAAAGCATTTCTTGTTTAATCATATCATACTTTCCATCCATCGCCAAACGGAATGCTTCATTTTTATTTTCTGATTCATCCGGATAAACTTCGTGAAATTTATAGCCAAGGCTTTCCAAATAAGCTTTGTTTTCTCTCCAGGAAAGAACCACGCCCACCGAACCAATTTGAGCAGAAATGTCATTGGATGCCATCACATAATCAGCACAAACCAACATGCTGTATAAATGAGCAGAACAACATTGATCATACAACCCAACAACAGGTTTTGTTTTACGCATTCCGAAATCTTTGAAAGGAGCAATAGCAGAGACGGAACCACCTGGACCATCTACATTTAAAATAATGGCTGCAACATTTGGATTTCTGTCGGCTTCAAAAAGAGCGGCTACAATTTCATCAGCTCCGTATGTACACCAATCGCCATATTTGATAATGGCTCCAATCATGTCTACCACAGCAATACTATTTTGAGGCAAATTGTATTGACCTTCAGAAGTCATTTTGATTTGTGAACCGGATTCTGTGAAGTAGTTAACCAGGGCTTTAGGCTCTTGGTTAGCAGTAGGCATTTCTATTTTTTCTCCGGTGATTAATTTATGAGCCAAAACGCCATAAATTTCTAAAGAAGGAATGTGCATACACCATAACCCTCGAGATATTTCAGATAATAACGGATTTAATCTCATGATCTATTTTTTTACGAAAGTCGACCTTTTGTAAAAAAACTGTTGTAACATGGTTTTTTGAGGTTTTTCAATCTTCTAAAGGGTTTTTAGCCGCTCTGAGTATTGCTTTTTCAAGCAGAATAATTTCTACTTCAAGTTTTCCGAGCTGAATATAAAAGTGATCACTAATGGACGACAACATTGTCATTTGGTCTACCAATTGCACTTTTTTTAATTTTAAAGAGGAAAGTTGTTTTTCCATTAGTTTTTGATTTTGAAAATTGAAGCATTATAACCCACCCAAATGCGTTGCTCTGTGTC